AGCTTTTGATCGGGGGTGATCATGCGGGTATGTTTTTATGATGATGAAGGGTTTATGTTTTCTTATCTTACTTGTCGTGACATGCGGCAAGTATCGAAGATACTGAAACGTTTCCCTAGTAATGCAAGACTAATCACGGAAAATCCGAGAATGAAAAGGAGAATTAAATGAGTAACGTACCTTTAGATTTAGGTAATGGGTATACCTTATCCATTGTTGCCGATGCTGTTGGCCTAGTAGAGGTAGCACTAATACATGATGATCATGGGTTTATTAATACAAGTCTATGGTTTTATGATGTGACTGAGGCATCAGATTTTTATGATGATGTAGTAAGACACATGAATTCTGATCAATTAATAATTGCTTTGGTAAAAGCAAAAGCATATGCAAAAGGAGAATGACATGCGGATAGAACACATTGCAGAGAACAAAGTATTTGTTCACAAGAAGTCTATGCTTTCAGGTAAGGTAAACTCTATGGTTTTACCTACGACTCAAGGTAAGATAGAATACTGGCTACAATCAGGTGAACTGATTCAGAATGTAATGCCTGACTTAAATGCCGAGCAACGTGAGTTTATTAAGACAGGTATCAGCCCTGAAGAATGGAATGACATGTGTGGAGATAAGGATGAGGAGTAAACGTAACAGACAATCACTACGTGCCGACAAATATTGGCGGTCTATATGGCATCGACAAATGCTATTCAAAACAAAAGCCTTGACATCTGTTTCATCATGTGACAGAACTAAGGAAATTCATGGCAACAAGGAGTTAAGCCAATGTCCAGATCATACCTCGTCTATCAATTCAGACCAGAAGTCTATGACATAATCAATGAGAACCCTCAGTCAGAGATAGCAAGAATTGCTTTTGATCTGAGGCTTCTCAATGAGAAGTCTGCAGAGCAGAGTGTTAATGATGCTTTGTTTCATAACATGTATTATCCAACCAAGTTCCTGCATCTAGGTGTACTATCTGAATCTGTTGACCCATTGGAAGCTGTCTTTGATGCAGGGAATGGCTATGGTAAAGCTAAGGTTACTACCCTTGCTAAGGGTGACACTAGCCTATCTGTAGGTAATATAATTGTACACTTGCAGCAGAACAAGGCGTATCTATGTATGCCTACTGGATGGCATGAGCTATCACGAGAACTGGTACTAGGCATCAAATTGTAATCACGGAAATTCCGAGAATGGAGAATCAAATGAAGACCGAGATATATTATAACCTACACAAGCATGTCTTTTCTGTAAGGAAAAGAAACGGTAAGGTTCAATGGCATACTAATAGTATCATAGCACACAAGCCTGTCTTTGCAGTGCAACCTGCAGGGTGGGCAAAGACTCAGGATGAACAGGTTAAGAATGTACACGCATTCGTTAGACCTCAAGAGGTTGAGGTGGATGCTGACCTATGGTTTCAAGACCCTGACTATGCCTTGCCCTATGATGTAGCTAGGCTTGAACGTGTACGGTATAACCCATATCATGCAAACACATTTGTAGATGAGCACGATGAACCGATCTACCATGCCGAGGTTGCTTATTTGTATATTGACAAACAAAATAAACCTGTCATAAAGGTATTCAGAACTTAAACGAAAATCTAATCACGGAGATTCCGAGAATGACTTTATCCACACAAGAACTTAATGATCTATTTAGAGAATGCAAAGACATAGGCATGGCTGCAACAGACAGACCGATAAATGATACCGAGAACCACACTGGCTCTTGTGACCACCGTACAGATTACTGTGATGACACTTGTTATAACGTTAAGTTATACAAGATGTACCCAAACATGGCTAAACGTGATGACAGGTGCGAGACTATCTGGCAAAAACTAAACAAGTCTAACTCTGACTTCACTAAATTCTTTAGTCGTAAACGGTACGATACTAGTCGTGTTCGTCACATGACACGAGGCGAAGCCTTCAAAGATGTGATTGATGTGTACCGTGTCAAGACTATGTGCCTACTTAACCCGGATACTACATGGTGGATTCCCACCAGAGCATGGCGTAATCCACGCCTCAAAGCTCTGATTGAGAAAGAGCTTATGCCTCTACCTAACTGTGCTATTAATGCATCTCTTGACCCATCCAACAGCAAAGCTGAATGGAAGATGTTGATTGATGATGATTGGAATATTATGTTCTATGGTGATGATGACTTGACATCTGATCCTGTCTATGGAACAAGAATGTTCCTATGCCCTAAGACTCACAAGGATCTCAAGGGTCACTGCAAGGACTGCAAGGCAGGTTGCTTTGCACAAAAGACTATCAACCGCACACAGATTGTGCATCTATCAGAGCATTAAGGAGAAACAAAATGCCATTTGATACAACAACATCATTCGTACCAGAGCACTTGGACTTTGAAGTAGAGTTTGAGGAAACTAAATTCAAAGACAAGAAGTATGTAATCAATACTAATACAGGTGAATACCTTGGTATTGTGGGCAAGGACTTTACCTGTGCCAATCATGGTGACTTCTTTCGTAATGTCGTAGACACTGCCACTCAAGAGTTACAAGAGGGTGACTTACATGGTGCAGACTTTAACTTCAGAACTGCCCGTGGTGGTGCTTGGGCTATGCTCGACATCACATTACCTAGCATGAAATCAGTTATAGAAACTGATCGACATCAGACTGAGGTAAAGAACCGTATCATATCATTACATGGTATTGATGGGTCATGTAGTAACCAAGTATTCTTTGGTGCTATTGATAGCTTCTGCACTAATGGGTGCATCAGTGGTGAGCATGACAAGGTTCGGAGAAAGAACACCTCTAACTTCTCACTTAGCTCATTCATAAATGAACTGTCTAACCTACGGTCAGACTTCTATGAGCAAGCTATCAAGATGAAAACATGGGCACAGACTAGCCTAAAAAATGTAGATGTAGAGGCTTTGCTAGAAGCAATGATACCATCAGAACGTAAGGCAAAGAAGATGTATCAACTGTACCGTACAGAGACATTCATGAGAGGTGAAAACAAGTGGGCCTTGTACTCTGCCTTTACTAATTATGCTACTTATGCAGATGATCGTAACGGATTTAATCTACGTAAGACAGGTAATGACACACAAGCTACCTCAATGTGGGGTAGAGAACAGGAGGTATCTAAGTGGGTCAGTGACAATCGTTTTTTATTAGCAGCTTAATCACGGAAATTCCGAGAATGGAAAGGAACTACAATGACTCCAGAAGAAATCGCAAAGAACCACCAAGAGTGGGCAGACAAACGGGAACAACATAGAATAGATCTTGAAGAAAAGTGTAACAACCTGATGGACGAACAGGTTAAGGCAATCAAGTCTGCCTATGCTGCACTGCAAGAAGCAGATGGCAATCTTAGAGAAATGTTTGACATTACCATAGAAGATGCTAGAGCTATATCTACTGCAGAAACTAAAATGAGGATGGCATTTCCTCATATCTGCATTCACCCTTACTGGTCTTAATGATACAAACACAAAGGAGCTAAACATGTTTGTAATTTTCGCAACTAAACCACTCAATGACGGAACAAAAGGGTTTCGTTTCAATCTCTTAGGTAAGAAAGGACTATACCGTAAGCGTAGCCGTAGCTCTCGTGGTTGGTTAAAGTATGAACCACTTAGTACTATGAATGCCTATCACTTTGGTAAACGTAGTTTGTACATTCAACATGCTTATGGACGTAAGCTGCATCACTTTGCAGGATAGTATATGGATTATTATGTAGTAGAAATGTATGTCGATGAGTTGGAAGAGTGCCTCGTAATGAGGTGCTCGACCATCGAAAGTGCTAGTCTTATCTGTGAAAAACTAGAAGACGCATTTCCCAATGCTGTCTTTGACATCATGGACACAGAGCCTGTGATAAAAATGCGAGACTACAATTTAGAAAGGTACGAAGAGTTGCGAAATGTTTTGACATCTAAACCAAGAAACCCACAACTAATTGTGATAGAAGGGGGTAAGCGTTAGTGTTATGTATTACGTAGAAATTATCCATAAGGATGAAAAGGTTGCATCTACCTATCAAGATCTACTTTCGGATAGTGTAGACGTTGCTAACAGCCTGTCTTTTGCAGACTGTACTGTAACTATATACGAATGTATTAAAAGCTTATGCGATGTGGAAAAGATTGCAGAGGTTATGTCATGGAAAGATGACGGTTACAGACTATAAACTGTAGTAGGGTATTGCTATGTAGTACCCTACTATGCTACTCTTACTTTTTAGTATTATTATAAGGATCATATATTACTATGTATAAATATACAAAGAAAGGAAACTTAAAGGCTGGTACTGTATGGAGATTCACACCACCACAAGATGCTATTGATGCTGGTGTTGTACGAAGACAAACATTTAAAGATGGACGTGCAGCAAGGTATGAAATACCAAGGCTAGTAGAAAAGGTAGAGGCATTTAAACGTGGGGATATTGTCGCAGGAAATATTGGAGCCAATTCTACAATACTACACATCTATAAATACTATGTTACAACTACACATTTTAAACAGTTGGCATATAACTCACAGAAAACCTATGATAACACAATGAATGCTATAGCTAACACAAGTGTTGGTAGTAGGAAGTTAGGTCAGATTAAGATTAAAGATCTTACTGCAATGCACTGCACTGAAGCCTATGAGGAATGGTGTGAAGATGTGAGTGTGTCAAAAGGGAATCAGTGTGCAAGAATCTTTTCATTATTAATAAATTTTTGTATCTCTATTGATTTAATTAAGTATAACCCCATGTCTAAAGTTCGTAAAAGAAAACATGAAACAAGGGATACAACATGGACAAAAGAACAAGTAGAAAAATTTCTTGATGTGGCATTCACTGATTTTGATTGGCGTAACGTGGGATTAATTGTACTAATGTGCTATGAATGGGCACAAAGACCTACTGATATAAGATTATTAAAGTGGTCTTCAATTAATTTTAAAGAAAAGAAATTAAAAATAAAACAAACTAAACGTGGTGCAACAGTTGAGCTACCAATATCTGATGAGATTATGAACATGCTCACACAACAAAAGAAAGACTGGGACTTTCAAGAGTATGTAGTACCACATCAGAGGCCATCAGACGGTGCTTACAGGCCACTAAACGTAGGTCAGGTATCGTGGTTAGCAAATCAAATAAAAGAAGCTGCAGACTTACCATCTAATTTACTTGTCGGAGATTTAAGAAAGAGTGCTATTGTAGAAATGATTGACTCAGAGGTAGATCATCTAGCTATAATGTCCGTGACAGGGCATCAGAATATCTCGTCACTCAATCCATACCATAAGCATACTTATGCTGCAGCTAAGTCAGCATTAGATAGGAGAAAGGGTAATGAAAAAACCTAACCCAATGGCTAAAGATCTTAGACAACCTAAGTATAAGCAACAGGTAATACCTGATAAGAAAAAACCTGTGCCTAAACGAAAAGAAAAACATAAAGGAAAAAATAATGGGTGAAGCATTGACAGCACTTTGTATCTTATTATTTTTAATCTGTGGTATTGTGTGGATAATAATAAGTGAGGTAAATAAATGAAAGAACATAATCCAGAAACTGTAATAAGGACATTAAAATATTTACTTGATGGTAGTAACGATGTTCTTAGTAGTAATGCCGTATCATCAACACATGGTTGTTTATATTATGATGTTCACAATAGTTTAATAGATGCTGTAAATTTATTAGGTGGTGATACAAGTAATTATGAATACATTGATTCTGAGAATCCTGATATAGAAGGTAGAAATTAAATGTTACAAACATTTTACATAGATCACATGGGTACAGACTTATCTGTAGCTAATGCAGCACGAGTAAGTTTTGGTAAACGTAGTGAGATGGATACGAGTGATGTGTGGGGTCCACCTAAGTTGAAAGACAAGGACGCAAAGCTTATACGTTACCTTGCCAAGCACAAACACATCAGCCCTTTCGGGCATTGCTTTGCCAGCTTTCACGTTAAAGCACCTGTGTTCGTGGCACGTCAGCTAGTCAAGCATAAGTTCCTACGTTGGAATGAAATCAGCCGTAGGTATGTGGATAGTAAGCCTGAGTTTTATCAGCCAACAGAATGGCGTGGACGTAGTGCTGACAAGAAACAAGGCTCAAGTAGTGAAGGCGTTAAAATGTTACACTGGATTATTGAAGACCCTGAGCTTTCCGTTGAGGGACATACACATTACGATAATGTAAGTGACAACCCTAATAGATGGTCATCATATGTAAATAAACAGGCAATAGACCTTTATAACGCTATGATTAACAGTGATGTATGCCCAGAGCAAGCACGTATGGTACTGCCACAGAGCATGGTCACTGAGTGGTACTGGTCAGGTAGCTTAGATGCATTTGCAGACATGTGTAACCTACGCTGTAAGCCTGACACACAGTACGAGACACAGGTTGTAGCTGGACACATTGACACAGAGATGGCTAAGCTGTTCCCTGTATCATGGATGGCATTGAGGGAGAATTGATGGAGAAACTATTCCCTGTGTCATGGACGGCACTAGCTAAAATAGCTAAAAGGAGGCACTAATGACAAACGTAGATATTTTCTTGGATAACATGAAACGTTTTACACAAGAACACCAAAGCACATGGGAAGAAAGAAAGATACAAAAACTAGAGCAGCAGGTTGCTAAACTAAAAGAGAAAGTTAAGGAGAAAGACGATGGTTGAAGTAATTGGAATTGCAATTTTATCTGGTATGATTGGCATGATGCTTGGCTTGAAGATAGGTTGGCGTGATGCCAAGCGCCTCTATGATCCCTACCTTGTATAGGGATAGAATGATGGGTAGATATGCAATTCAGATTGAGATAGAAAATGGTGAGTACACTTTAGTACGAAAAGAAAACCCTTGGACTTATGATTCAGAAGTTCTTTTATTTGAAACAAGAGCAGAAGCAGAGGATGAATTAACAAGATGGAGCACAGGTATTGTTGTAGATTACAAACGATACATAAGGCCCATGACTAAGGAAGAACGTACTAGATCTACTCAAAGGAATAGAACGTTTGTTACTAAGTGAGTACATACCGTACATAATTTCTTTATCCGTTGTCGTAGGTAGTCTTGCATTCATTCCTCTTTGGCTGCTATACTTCGGTTTCAGAATTATAAAAACCTTTATCAAAGGAAAAACAAATGTCAGATAATCCACATTCACCATGCCCTTATGAAGACTGTAGTTCTTCAGATGCATTCAACTGGAACGATGATGGCTACGGTCATTGTCATTCATGCAGCAGGGCATACCCTATGAAAAACATGCCAGCAACTTTTGACTGGGTTAAACAGGAGTACCCCTTGAAAGAACGTATCCAACCACAAAACATACAAGTCACTGGTGTTAAGTATGATGGCATCAGAGGTATTGATGCTGATGTATGCAAACTTTATGGCATACAAATTCAGACAGGCCCGAATGGTGAGGATGTGCGGTATGCATACAAGTACCCACACACTATTAAATATCGTATGTGTAATGACAAATCAAAGTCATGGGTCAAAGATCGTGGATTAGGTATGAACCACCTGTTTGGCCCTGAGTTCAATGCTGGTACAGGTAAACGCATCTACCTTACAGAAGGTGAGTTCGATGCAGCCAGCTTGTATCAGATTCTTGGCAAGACATTTCCTGTAAAGTCTTTACCTTCTGCATCTATTGGTGAAAAGTTTATCAAGCACAATCTAAAATACTTATCTTCATTCAAAGAGATTGTGTATGCAGGTGAGCTTGATGATGCTGGACGTAGGGCCGCTGATAAATTGTATCAGGCATTTCCTGAGAAGTTTTACTATGTGCCTATGACAGAGTGCAAGGACGCTAATGAGTTCCTTGAAACAGGCAAGCATGAGAAGCTTATGTGGGCAGCAAGATCACCACAAAGGTACACACCAGAGAACTTCTTTTGTTCTGATGCTGATGTAGAAGCAGCTATTAAGAACGAGAATCCATATGAGTATGTACCAACAGGTCACACTGGTTTGGATGAAAAGATTCGTGGTATGGTTAAGGGTGGATTGACATTCATCAAAGCCCCTCGTGGTACTGGTAAGACTGAGGTGATTAGGTACTTTGAAACAGGCTTACTTAACAATGGTGATACATCAGTAGCTATGCTACACATGGAAGAAATGAAGTCTACCACTTATCGTGCTATGGCTACATACCATCTGGGTGTAAACGTTAGGACTAAAGAAGATGCTGCTAATAACAACGTGTCAGAACAGAACGTTATTGAGGCAGCTAAGATTGCAACCAAGGGTGAAAATACAATCATCTTTGAAATGATGTCACACGATGATCCACTCAAGCTACTCGACTATGTACGTCTAGCTGTTACAGTCTATGGTGCTGGCTATATATTCATTGACCATGTACAACGCTTGGCCTACCTGTCTAATTCGGGTGTAGATGGTGCTACTAGTACACTCACTACACTAGGTTCACGTATGGCTCAGTTAGCTAAGGAGCTAAACATTGGTGTTATATTTATCTCTCAGGTTAATGATGATGGACGCACCAAGTATGCTGCTTCACTTGAGGAAGAGGCAATCATATGTATCAAGCTAGAACGTACAGCAGAAAGTGAGGACGAAGTAGAACAGAACACAACAACCTTTATCGTAGATAAGAACAGACCTTTTGCTAAGTTAGGTAGGGCAGGATCAGTGTACTATGATCCAACAACAACCATACTAAGAGAGGATTTGTTCACACAAGAATCACAGGTGGCATAATGATATTTGATGTAGAAGCTGATGGCCTCTTGGATGAGGCCACTAAGATACACTGTATGTCGTTCACTAAGGATGGCTTACCTATGTGTTCGACAAGTGACTACGATGCAATGAGAAACATACTACTTAATCAAAAAGTGTTGATAGGTCATAACATTGTACGTTATGATGTACCATTACTAGAAAAAATCTTAGGTATTAAGATTAAAGCTAAGTTGTATGATACATTACCTATGTCATGGGTAATTAATACTGATAGACCCAAGCATGGGCTTGAGTCTTTTGGTGAAGACTTTGGTGTACCTAAACCTGAGATAACTGATTGGGTAAACCTATCTCAAGAAGAGTATCAGCATAGGTGTCAAGAAGATGTTAAGATAACTAAAAGACTCTGGGAAAATCTTACTCAAAGATTTATGATGGTTTATAAAGACAAATCTAATCTAGACAGGTTCTTGCAATACCTTACATTCAAAATGAAATGTGCTTATGCTGCAGAAGAAAGTGGTTGGAAGCTTGACATTAATCTTGCTAAAGATTGTGTAGCTAAACTAAAAGCTGAACAGGACGAAAAGATTACTGAATTAAAAACAGTAATGCCAATGCGTACTTTGTTTAGAAAAAAGTCAAAGCCAAAAGTAATGCACAAGAAAGATGGATCACTGTCTAAGCAGGGTGCTGAATGGAATGCTTTACTTCTAGAGCATATGCATCCCTCTAACTATATCGGTGAAATAGAAATAGTAAAAGGAGTTGAAGAGCCTAACCCTAAGTCGAGTGACCAAGTAAAAGCATGGCTGTTTGATCTAGGTTGGAAGCCCTGTACATTTAAGTTTGTTGAAGATCGTAAGATCCCACAAGTACGAAAGAATGGTGAGCTTACTAACTCAGTTAAGTTGTTGATTGATGCCAACCCTACGGTCAATGTACTTGATGGGCTTACAGTCATTCAGCACAGACTAGGTATCTTTGAAGGTATGCTTGATTGTGAAGTTAATGGTTACGTTAAGGCAGAGATTGATGGTCTTACTAATACACTAAGATTCAAACACAGAAAGCCTCTAGTAAATCTTCCCGGTATAGATAAACCTTGGGGTAAAGAAATACGTGGTTGTCTTGTAGCACCAGAAGGTTATGTATTATGTGGTGCTGATATGACATCACTTGAAGACACAACTAAACGGCACTATATGAAACCTTACGATCCTAAGTATGTGGAAGAGATGTCAAAGGATGGGTTTGATCCACACTTAGACTTAGCCAAACATGCTGGTGCGGTAACACAGGCTGATATAGATAAACACAACTCAGGTCAGGTTAGTTTGAAGTCACTACGAAAAAACTATAAGGTTGTTAATTACTCAGCTACTTATGGTGTTGGCGCTGCAAAATTATCCAGAGAAACTGGTATGACAGAGGCAGAAGCTAGGAAACTTTTAGATGCGTACTGGAAACGTAACTGGTCTGTCGCAGAGTTTGCTTTAGATAACTTGAAGAAAGTAAAACGTATTAATGGGCAAATGTGGGTACAGAATCCTGTCAGCAAGTTCTGGCATACTCTTAGATATGAGAAAGATATATTCTCTACACTCAACCAATCTACAGGTGCTTACTGTTTTGATAAGTGGGTAGCTTACTATCGTATAGCAAGACCCAATATTGTAGGTCAGTTCCATGATGAATCAATTAATCTTGTTAAGAAAGGGCATGAAGAACATCACCAACGTAGGCTTGTTAATGCTATTAATAAATTAAACAAGGAGTTAAATCTTAATGTTGATCTAGGTATTGATGTACAGTTCGGAAATAAATATTCCGAAATACATTAAAAAGTTCTTGCATGTACTTTTCAACACATGCTACAATTCAATTCTAGTCTTTAAAGGAGTTAGCAAATGGCTAAAATAACAGTAACAGGTATTGCTCAGTGGGCAAAAGTATTTGAAGAAAACCGTGACCTTGATGGGTATCAGGGTCAGTGGCAAGACACTAACGGACGTTGTACTATTGAGATGATTCTTGATGAAGACAACACCGCCCGTGTCAAAGCGTCTGGATGTATGTCATCAGGTAAGGATGATCCAGAAGGACGAGGACGTGCCTTTAAGTTTACACGTAAGTTTGAAACCCCCAACGATTGGGATGGTGGAGCACCTACAGTGTATAAACCAGATGGTTCAGAGTGGAGCTTTGAATCTGATGGACCAATTGGTAATGGTTCAGAGGTTCTAGTAGAGTTAGACATCTACAAGAACAAGCAGTATAGCACTGTAACTACACGACTTGAACGTGTTAAGGTTATGAAACATGTATCATATGATGGTGCAGGTGGTAGCTCTGGGCCTGATCCTTTTACTAAGGATGTAACATCAGGCAGTGTAGCTGCATCAGCAGCACCACAAGCTGAACTTGTGTCAGAAGAAATCCCGTTTTAAGGAGTAGCTTATGCCTAAGATAGATACATTAGTCGAAGATATTTATTCTGTAATTGAAGGAAAGGGTGGGTGGGATAGAACAATTACGGAATACTTAGCACGTAATATAGCTGACGTTGCACACGATAGGTTTAAGGAACCTCAGAAGCCCAGAGGATATTTAAGTTTATCCTCTGTGGGTTCACCCTGTAAAAGAAAGACTTGGTATAGAATAAATAAAACAGAGGAAGCTGCACCATTAAAGCCCCAGTTACTGGGTCTTTTCTTTTACGGGGATCTTTTAGAAACTCTTGTCCTTGCCCTAGCAAGGGCAGCAGGGCATGATGTACAGGGAGAGCAGGACAGACTCTCTGTTCATGGCATTAAAGGTCACAGAGATGCAGTCATTGACGGTGTAACAATAGATGTTAAGTCTGCATCACGATATGGAATGCAGAAGTTTAAGAACCATGTGTTACGTGATGACGATCCATATGGTTACATCAGTCAGTTAAGTTCATACGTTTACGCAGGTAAGGATGATCCACTTGTAACAGATAAAAAACGTGGTGCTTTTCTTGTCGTACAGAAAGATACCTTTGAACTTTGTTTAGATACTTACGACTTTACTGAGGAGTTAAAAAATAAAGAGCAAGAGGTTAAGAAAGTAAAAGAGGTTGTGTCAGGTGAGTTACCAGAAGAACGTATTGCACCTGTACCACAGTCAGACACATCTGAAAATACTAAGCTTACATTTGCTTGTTCAGGTTGTGAATACAGAAAGATCTGCTGGCCTGAAGCAAGGGTATTTCAATATGCTGGTGGACGTAAGGAGTATTTAATTGATGTGGTTAAGAAACCTAAAGTACCTGAGTTAATAGATTGAGTAAGCAGGGTAAACAGAAAGGCAGGTTAGGCCAGCAAGAGATCAGGGATGCTTTACTAGAAGCTTTCCCTGAGCTTGAGCCTGATGATGTTAAGTCTACTGTTATGGGTGACACTGGTGCAGATATACAACTATCACCTGCAGCACGTAAGTTGATACCTATATCAATAGAAGTTAAACGTAGGAAATCAGGTTTAAAAACTGCGTATGACTGGATGAAACAAGCCGACAATCACACAAAGAATCCACCTGTTGTTTTCTATCGAAGTGACAGACAGAAGTGGTTAGTTATAACAGAGCTAGATCATTACATACAATTGCTCAGAGGTGACAATGACAAACAGTGACATAAAAGATAAGACTGTAAAAATTTGGGATGTAATATCAGGGCCATATCCTTGTGACATTCCTGACGCAGAAGATGTGCATTTTAATCTATGTAAAATAGAAGTAGATGGCAAGATAGAATCTATAGAGTATTTTTTTGATAGTTTTAACGAGGCATACGAAATGATAAAGTACTTTCAAAAGAACATTGAACCTATTGAGATTGAATATGGTGATTGACATGACATGTTTGTTGAGTATAACTAGGAGTTTCCACCATGAAGTATGAGGTCACTTTAAATATTGATGTAGATCCAGCGGCAAACTTTTTTGAATCAGACCCCAGATTTAACTTGAACGTAATCCAAGAACTTATACAGGGAATATTATATGACTTAGATGATATAGTTGTAACAAACTGTGAAGTAAAAACAGATGACTAGACTAACATTAGAAGGTGATAAGGATGATCAATCGAAGTGATCTAGAAGCGTTTGGATATTTTGATATGTTTCAAAACAGTCCAGACTATGAGAAAGATCCTGTACGTTTTTATAGCCAGTTTGTAGAGGATAAGATATTAACTAAAGGGCGTGATCGTCTTATAGAAAATACCCTCGGTCTTGCTGGCGAAGCGGGTGAGGTATCTGAAAAGATAAAGAAACTCTTTCGTGACAAGAATAGATTTAGTGATGAAGATATATTAAAAGAGTTAGGTGATGTGTTGTTCTACACAGTAGCTTTGGCAAACATCTTCGGTGGTAATCTGCGTAAGGTTATGGAGATGAACATGGCAAAGCTAGATGACAGAGAGCAACGTGGTGTACTAAAGGGAAGCGGAGATAATAGATGAATAACTACCTACCAACAGACTATCAATCCTTCATTCATACTTCACGGTATGCACGATGGCTTGAAGACGAAGGGCGACGAGAGTCTTGGGGCGAAACAGTACAACGGTATATAGAAAATGTCGTGAGTAAATTACCTGAAGTGGATACAGAGACTGTACACGAAATATCTCAATCTATTTTTGGTTTAGAGGTTATGCCCTCTATGCGAGCCATGATGACTGCTGGTCCTGCTGCTGATCGTGACAATACTTGTATGTACAACTGCAGCTACCTACCCGTAGATGACCCTAAGTCCTTCGATGAGGCTATGTTTATCCTCTTGTGTGGTACTGGTGTCGGCTTCAGTGTTGAAAGGCAGTTCATTAGTAAGCTCCCTGAGATCCCGGAGTTGTTTAATAGTGACACTACTGTCGTAGTCAAAGACAGTAAGGAAGGTTGGGCTAAAGCTCTTCGTCAAGTTCTTGCTCTCCTTTGGGCTGGTGAAATCCCTAAGTGGGATGTAAGTTTGGTACGTCCCGCAGGTGCGAAGCTCAAGACCTTTGGTGGTCGAGCATCAGGTCCAGCACCTCTTGTTGAGTTGTTCAACTTTGTTATTACTACCTTCAAAAATTCACAAGGACGTAAGCTATCTAGCATTGAGTGCCATGACATCATGTGTAAGATTGGTGAGGTAGTTGTTGTAGGTGGTGTACGTAGATCAGCTATGATCAGTTTGTCTAACTTGTCAGATGATCGGATGCGTCACGCTAAGTCAGGTGCATGGTGGGAGAATGATCCACAACGTGCCTTAGCTAATAACAGTGTTAGTTATACAGAAAAACCAGATGCTGTTTCATTCATGAGAGAGTGGATGGCATTAGTAGAATCAGGGAGTGGAGAACGTGGTGTATTCAATCGTCAAGCAAGTAAGAAGCAAGCTGAAAAAAATGGTAGGCGTGATCCTAACTACGAGTTTGGAACTAACCCATGCAGTGAAATCATCTTGCGTCCTAATCAGTTCTGTAATCTTACAGAAGTTGTTATCCGTGCCACAGATAGTCTCAAAGATCTGGAACGAAAAGTCCGTATGGCAACTATTTTGGGAACCATACAGTCTACATACACAAAGTTCCCCTATCTGCGAAAAGTGTGGTCTAGAAATACAGAAGAAGAACGACTGCTTGGTGTGTCACTCACAGGGATAATGGACAATCCTTTAATGACACTAAAGAATAAAGGTTTGGAGAAGACTCTTGAACATCTACGTGGGATCGCTGTATCTACTAATGCTGAATGGGCTGATCGTCTTGGTATACCTGTTGCTGCTGCAATTACGTGCATTAAACCATCGGGAACAGTTTCGCAACTGGTGGATAGTGCCTCTGGCATACATGCTCGCCATAGCCCCTATTATATCCGCACTGTGCGTGGTGATAATAAAGATCCGCTAACACAATTTATGATTGATCAGAGAATACCTAGTGAGCCTTGTGTTATGAAGCCAGATCAAACCACAGTGTTTAGCTTTCCTGTTCAATCTCCTAAAGGATCTGTAGTTACAAAAGATATGACTGCGATAGAACAGCTAGAAATATGGCTTGCATATCAACGACATTTTTGTGAGCATAAACCTAGCGTTACAATAAATGTCCGAAAGGATGAGTGGTTTGAAGTAGGTGCATTTGTTTACAAACACTTTGATGAGATGTCAGGTGTATCGTTCCTACCTTATAACGAACATACTTATCAGCAAGCACCCTATCAAGATATAGGCAAGCATGATTATAAAACTTTGTTATCCTGTATGCCAGATACTATTGATTGGACTAAGCTTGCTTCGTATGAAAGTGAAGATAACACTGTAGCAATGCAAACTATGGCTTGCTCTGGTGACGTGTGTGAAATAGTAGACATAACATAAAGGAGAAAAATATGTTTGAAGTAATGACATTTATTGCAGGTGCAATAGTAGTAGCAGATCTTGTTATCCCACTAGCAGTGGATATGATCTCAGGTCTGTTCTAATGTATGTGCTAGTGCTCATCATGACCTTTCAAGGGAATATGAAAGTACAAGCTTTTCACTCTCTGTTTCCAGATTATGAAACTTGTATACAAGTGGCTACAACAATGGAAGATAGATTGGTGAGCACTAAGCCATCACCAGATGCTACAGCAAATACATATTGTTTTGAAATACCTAAAGGTGTCTAATGCAACTAGAATTATTCCCCATAGTTGAGAGTAAATCAGATGGAGATGTTCAATGTAGAAACTGTAAAAAGTATTTACCCCTGAGTAACTTTAGACACAGGTCAGACAGAGTAAATAACTACAGGGTTAAGTCTTGTAAGACGTGTGAAAAAGAGGAGAACTTAATACTAAAAAATCTTCACGATACTTCACCAAAGAAGCTTGGTTTTTGTGAGTGTTGCAGAGAAGATTTTGATAATAAAGACTTGAACTTAGATCATTGTCATGATACACTTTCATTCAGAGGTTGGCTCTGCGGTAAATGTAATTCTGGTATTGCATTACTAGGTGACAATAAAGAAGGGGTTCAAAGAGCACTTAAATACTTAACTGGTAAATAATAAGGATACTAAAAATGGCAGTAAGAAAAAAGTTTAATCGTTCTCTTTACAAAGCCTACGATGGCAAAGCTAAAGAAGCTCTGGTCAAACACTTAGAATCTAAAGGTCATACAATTCTTCAAGATAAAGAAGACTATTACGCTGATGTAGTTTCAGAAAAAGATGGATATACTTACTTCAACGAAGCGGAAGTAAAGGTAGCATGGGATGAGGATTGGCCTGAGCATTGGGCTGAGATTAGAATACCAGAAAGAAAACAAAGACTACTAGATAAATACGAGGGAACAAATGGGGTTCTTAATTTCTATGTATTTCGTAGTGACATGAAACAAGCTTGGCGTATTAAAGATACCAAGCTAACACAAGAAAGTTTAGGAGAAGCAAAAGGTAGGTACATACGAAAAGGAGAATTGTTCTTTCACATTCCTTATACAGAAGCGGAGCTAGTAGAAATACGATGAGTTATGATGCGGTAAATAATCCTGCCCACTATAAACTAGGTGATGGCATTGAGTGTATTGATTACATTAAACAGGTACTTACACCTGAAGAGTTCAAGGGTTACTGTCATGGTAATTTAATTAAGTATCAACACCGTCATGGGTACAAAGGTAATCCTGTTGAGGATATGGAAAAAGCTGAGTGGTACTTACGTAAAATGTTAGAGGCTATGAAGGAGATTCGTAAATGAAACCTTTTCAAAAAGGTATAGAAGCATTTAAAAAAGGACGGTTAGGGAATCCCTACCGTCCTAATACTAAAGATAATCGTGATTGGGAGTTTGGTTTCAACAGAGCCTACTTTGCAAATCTAGAAAAAGTTTTAGAGAATGAAAACAAAATTAGAAACAGAAGCTAAGAAGTACGTACAAAGTAAACGTACTCCCAAAGACACTAAGCCTTTGACTGCAAGACGTTACCTAGCTGGGCAAGCCCTAGCTGGGTTACTTGTTAATAGTAGAGGTGCACAAATGATAGATATAAAGAAGGCTGCATATGAGTGGGCAGACTACATGCTAGATGACGATACTAGTTAATACCTTTTGGATTCATAGCTTGTGTTCTAAACATTAATATTTGACGTCTTTCTAATTCATTTGCAACGCTTTCAGCGTCAGCAATATAGTCTTGAGATGTGCTATATTTACCGTTGGTCTGAGCAGAAGCTGCCTCATTAAATTTTTCTGCTCCATATTCTGCACGTTTAAGATAGTAGACATTTCTTAAATAACCTGCAGCTTTAACTGGATTTTTTGCTAACATATTAGACAACATATCTGTCGCAAGATTAACTTCTCTTTTAATTTCGTTGTTAATAAAAGCTTTAAAATATTCTCTTTTTTCATCTATGTCTGTTATTTCATCATAGACTTTTTGAGTTGCTTTTGCACGAGTAGGTACTTGTTCTGATCTAAAGTTTTCAAACTTTAAGTGTAAGTTTTGAGACAGTCTTGCACGAACAAAGTAATCAATGACAGGATTATCAACTCTACTGCTACCATACAGTTGATACTCTTTTAAACCTAGTTTATTTATTTCTTTTTCTATTTCTGTTTTAGGTGGTGAAGAAGACAAGCCAGTAAAAGTTTTCTTTAGTGGATTCATTTTACCAATAGCATTAGGATTAAAGATACCGTAGTAAGGTACGTCATATCCTTTTGCAGAACCTTCCTGCGAATACTGAAGCTTTGTACCATCTAGCATTGCAGCATAGTCTGGTAAGAATCTAGTTGCCCTACTTGTAAAAGTTCCTTGAGGTGTTTCAAAAGAACTAACATCAGTTCCCTTAGCTAAGTCTCTTGTGTATGGAGCACCAGCAGATTCATAAGTTGTTTGACCTTTAATATCTTTAGCCAACTGAAAAGGTATCGGGTAGGTAAACGTAGATACAATGTTACCAGCTATTTTTTCTAGCTCTTCTGTTACTCCATCCTCTTCCCATGATTTATAAAGTTCTCTAAGTCCAGATATATCTGCACCCATGTCATTTAATCCACCCATAACAGATCCAACTTCACCAAGCATTCCAAAATCTCCTTGATTCATACGGCCAAGGTTATTGTTGTATCTGTACCATTGATCACCAATAAATATTGGTGCTATTATAAAACCTAATGACGATGAAATATCTTCATCACCTTTAATCTCATTTTCAAGAGACTTGTAATCTACTTTACCTTCTTTACTTTTAGCAAGTACATATCCAAGTAGTATTAGACTACCCCCAGTTACTTGTCTTACCCTTCTATCCTCTAAAGATTTATAAGGATCACCAGTAACATACTTTATTCTTCCCTTACCCACATTTACTTTTTCTAGTTTGTTAGTAATTTCACCTAATATTGGGGTATAGTCTGCAATCATTTCAATATGATTAGCTACATATCTAGGAAAAGGTACGCCAAAAACTCCTGACATTACAAAAGGAAGTTTTTTATTTACATCGGAAGCCATTCTAGCACCTGCCCCAAAAATAGACTCATCTCCCATATATGTTCTTTGCATTGTAAATCTGTTAGCATCATCTAACGCTTTATCCACAATGCTTTTATCTAGTTTATCTAGTTTACCCTTATTAATAATAAAATCTTTTACATTTGTACCCAGTTCTTTATTATTTAATGTACGTAACTGCCTGTCTAAACTTCCAAAGAATGCAGCCTCTTTAAACACAGTATCTGTAGCAGTGTTTAATATGTTTACAAATCTACCTGCCTTAGCAAAAGCGGATTGACTTTGACCAGACATCTCAGATCTCATAGTCTCATGAAATGTTCTGGCGTAAGAGTCAGGCATCTCTAGCTCTAGCATTTCTCTTGCCACTTGTGCAGTTGCACTATCCATAGACATGCCACGAAGTGTGGCAGTCATATTACGAACAGTGTTACCTAGTCCACTACCTTCTTGACGAGTAATTGTTCTATACATTCCTCTGTAGAACTCATCTGACATTTCAACCGCAGCTAATAAAGCAGTAGAAGTAACGTTACGTGCTGTAGTTGCTGGCTGAGATGTCATAAATGCAATACGCATTTGATCCATCTCTTGTAGGGTGTAGTAAGTTCCTTTAATTGCCTTACCAGTGGCACTACTAAAAGCAGAATTTTTAACTATGTTAGCAGTTATTTCCGCAGCTTTTAAATCATCTATACTAGATAAGCCTCTTGAAGATAATTCACTTAAATTTGCATTTAAACTTTTAAGTGCAGAGTCTTCAGGTATTCTTTGGCTTGTAGCTCTACCTGCAAGTTTAGCTATCTGAGAAGCTTCAGCAAGTTTTTTACCTGCCTCAGAAAGATCAGCTAAATAAATTAAAGAAAACTGTTCTTTAGTTAAATCATATTTTTCCATTAACTCTGGTACAATTTTCGTTACATCTATATCTCCACCATCTATTAACGAAGATATCTTAGACGTAATTCTTTCATTTGGTTTTAAATCAATTGTCTCTGCTAACTCTATTGTTGCTGCGGTAATAGATCTAAGAGTAGTTAAATCTAAACCAGAACTAAGAGAAGATTCGACAGAAGTATCAAGCAAAGATCGTTTAAGTGCTTCACCCTGCTTAACTTTATCTGGATCTAGTGCATCTTTTAATACACCCTTAGTCCTGTCACCTTTCCTAGCAGCTAAGGTAGCTTCCATATCTAATGTTCTATTAACTGCGAAGTCACTTCTTTCAGCACTTGCATTTTCTAAAGTTTCTTTAGACTTAGCATTAGCTTTTTTAGCATTAGCTGCATTAGTTTTTTGTTGTTGACTAATTAACTCTTCAACATTAATTGCTTTTTTCTTTGTTAGCAACGCACCTAAGCTACCACCTACAGCACCCAGAGTAGCACTAACTGCTGCATCTTTAGCTAGATCTGATGTCGTGTAGTCGTAGCCTTCTGTGTAAGCTCCCATATCCGACAGGTCTTCACGAGCCTCTCCTGCTGCACCAGCGGTAGCTGCACCAATAGCACCCTCTGTTACAGCACCAGTGGCAGCACCTTTAATCATTACATTCTTAGTAAAGTAATCTTTTAATTGTTTACGTACTAGTATTTGAGTACCTTTTGTAGCTGCTTTAGCTGCTGCCTTAGATAGACCAAAGCTACCCATACCTAAAAATGTAGATGGAGATTTAATTATTGCCTCTGCATAGTCAGCTGTAGCAGTATCTCTCCACCCAGCAGTTTCTGTTTTACCTACAGACTCTACATTATCCCAAGCTTGAATAAGATTACCAAAGGATTGCTTACCTAAAATGTTTGCACCCTTATCTCTTACATAGTTTAAATCTTTTAATGCAGTTGCATCATGTGCAGATTGAAATCGCATATGTTCAGCAAACTTTTGAGCAAGCTTTTCAAAACCTTGTTCTTTCATTTCTGCTTTGGACATATTATATCTGCCACCAGAAAAAAATCTGACAAGATCCACTTTAAAATCATCTTCTTTAACAAGATCCATAAAGTTTTTTTCTTCTATGTTTTCTAAGTAAGAGGTCACAACAAGTCCTTTATGAGTTTAGTGCGTTATCTAATATATCATCTTCATCTTCAAAAGGGTTATCTGATGTATCATCTTTATTTTTAAAAGGGTTATCTATACGGGGAGAAGGTGTGGGTATAGGATCTAAAGAAACTACGACATCAGCAAGTTGATTACCCCCACTTCGTATTTGATCACTAACATTATTAATAACATCACTTAAAATATCTAAAGGATTTCCAGAGTAAGTTGTATCAGAGTAAGCTGTTCGATAAACATCTTGAAGTTCTCTTATTATTCTATTCCCATTATCTGGGTCATTCCAAACCCATCTATTTGTATCAGATTGAAAGTCTCCTATAATACCATTTAATGAACTGTTAATAAGTTTATTTACGGTGTTCATTTCTGTGGGTGGTATATTTATAGCACTTCTTAATGGTACATTAGCTGAGGGTATTCTAATACTACTATCATCAGAAGGTATTTGACCATATATTTTTTTAATATCCTCTAGCGTTTGATCTGGATCAAATGCAGCCATTGCAAGCTGCATTCCTAAATCTGCAGGATCAAAGTCTGTTCCTAATAATAAACTATTGGCTAAGATTTTAGATTTAACTTCTTCTGGATAACTAGATAAAACAGTTTCACTTATAGCCTTAATATTATCTTTGTTTATTTCTGTAGGTTTTAATTTACTAAGGTGATTTAAAGCTATATCTAAATCTCCACTTGCATCCATTACAACTGCAGCTTCTTTAGAAATACCAAAGTTACCAGCTAATTGTATCTTAGACATTCTTTCTGAACGTCTTTTTCTAATAGATTCTAGTTTTTCTACACCACTTTCCATAAGATATTTTCTGCTAGTAAGAGACATCTCTTTAGTGAATGCATCTCTAGCATCTTTTATTTCCATATCTCTTTCAGCATATCCTGCCGCAACTTGTTTCCAATTAAACATCAGAACTTCCTCTACTCATTAAACCTTTTGGTTTTTGATCTACAACTTTTTCTGATACAGGTTTCTCTTTAATAGCCTCAGACATTTTTTGTACTAATTCATAACCAGAATCTTGCTCATCTTCAGGGGTTTCTTTTAAAGATTTTTTAAGAAGAAGGTCTACCTTACTATTTATCTTACCTTCTTCATCTTCAGAAAAGAACTCTTTAAAATCAATATTAGAACTTTCTGCAATGTTTACTACATATTCATGTAGCACTGGTGCGACAAGCATACTTACATCAATAGTATGAAGACCAGTCATTACAGCACTGGTTAAAAATATTTCAACAAAAGTATTAACAGGCATACCTGACTCAAGTAAAAGTAGGATATTATCTAAAGATTTTTCTTCAGTTAGTTTGTTTAAATGAAAGCCAACAACCTCATCTACATCTACCATTTCTGGGGGTTTTTCCCAAGGGTAGTTTTTAGGTTCTTTTGTTAAAGACTGTCCGGGTATAGGTGCCTCAAACATTATTTATTTCTCCTGTAATACGCATCAATACTTTCTTTAGTTATGTTACCAGTCTCTTTATCTCTCCAACCCGGATTTTTATTCCAAGCATCTGAACCTTTTTTGTAAATAATTGTGTTAGGAGAGGCGTTTCTTTTCCCCGGTGCAGCTTGAAGTAATCCTAAACTATAAGTACCATCGTACTTCCATTTTTTTAAATAGTTTTTATAAACTAATAACTGTGAAGATGGTGGCATATCTCTAATTTCTTCTGGGGTAAACCCTAATTCAGCAGCAACTTTAGGTATAAATTGAAAAAGACCAGATGCATTTGTATCTTCATTCCTAGCTTTTGGATTAAAGTTAGATTCACCATCCATAATTCTAAGTAGTTCATACTTACTTATACTTGGATACTCTTGTAAAATAGAATCAAAATTTTCTTTAAAGGTAGGGTCGCTAAACAATTCTTTAGACTGTTCATCCAAACTAGGATCTAGACCACCCTCATCTCTAGATCTAGGACGAATCTCCCCTAAGTCTTTTTTAGAGTTCAGTTTAGAGACTTCAGCTATTGCTTCTTCCCTTGCATTATACAGACTTTCTAACCAATTGTCTATTTTTTTATTAGGTCTTTCATTTTTAATTTCTTCAAAACCTTCTTGTAAAGCAGCATCCATATTTTTTTGCATAAGTCCTGTAGATATTTCAGACCGTTCTTTTATACCAGATGTACGAACTCTACGTTTGTCTTGCTTCATTTTAGCAAGTCTATAGGCTGCTCTTTTTTGTTCAATAACTTTAGGATTGTATAGTTGTTTTGTATTTTGCATTTTTCACCTATGTAAAAATAATATCTCTGACCCAGCTACCAATTGTTGAATCAGCTTCCATATCTGCCTTTAATTTTGCAGCGTCTAAAGTTGCATCAGCAGAGATTTTTTGCAGAACAACATTGTTAATTCTATCTTGCTCACTTTCAGAGGCTGTAAAAGCAAAGTCCATAAGGTCACGTTCACGTTGCCATACCTCGTCCATTGTTGTAGAAGTAAAAGCATTAGCAGCCGCTGCATCTACAGCATTAGCTTCATTCTGAGCAGCTGTATTTATTGTAGCTACATTTTGTTTCCACTGCGCATTAGCTTGAGCTATAACAAGAGAATTAGAAGCATTAAATTGTTCTCGATTATTTTTAATATTAGCATTAAATTCTAGTGCAGCATTTTCTGCGTTGACATTAGCTTGTTCTATAGCATTAGTTTGAGCAGCATTAAACTGATTGTTTTGTTGTGCAAGGTTATCATAAAACTGATTAACTTGATTTTGAGATGTTGCATTAAATTGTTTAGCAGCATTCTCTGCAGCTTGATCAGAAAACAATGCTTGTTGTGTAGCCTGTGCTTTAAATACTGCAATTTGTTGCTCGTTACTCAGATTAGTCATGTCTTTTTGTAGGAACGATTTAGCATTTTGTACTGCAGCTTGCTGCCGATTGTTTAGATTTGTGATATCCATATTAGCAACGGTTGCAGCATTTTGTAAAGTAGCGGCTTGAGTTGCATTTAACTCAGCTAAACCTATGGATGACATTAACTTAGAGTTATGCAATGCATTTTGTTGTTCTGCAGTAAACTCTATGTTAGCAGCTTCTGAATATCTTGCAGCATTACCGATAGATACTTGTTGATCATTAGAAAGAACTTGACCTTGCAGTGCGGCTGCAGCATTGGCACTATTAATATACGCACTTTGTTCAGAAGATAGTTCAGCTAAGTTAGTCTGCAAAGCATTTGAATTATCTTGCATTGCTGCTTGCTGTTTATTATTTAAGTTAATATTAGCTGCTTCTGCGTATCTAGCTGCTGCAGCAATATTAGTTTGCTGTCTATTACTTAAGTTTTGCCCTTGCAAAGTAGCACGAATTTGTGCGTTTGCCACTTCAGCAGCTTGACGATTGGACAAGTTTTGTGTTTGCAAACTAAAAGCATTAACACTTTTTTGTAGGTTAGCTTTTTGCTGATTGTCTAAGTTTTGTAATTGCAAGCCTTGTTGTGCAGCAGCGTTAGCAATAGCAACTTGCTGACGATTATTTAGGTTTTGCATACCCATTTGTGCAAAAGTGTTAGCATCTTGTTGAGCAATAGGTAACGCAGATTCCATAGCTGCCTGTAGGATAGCCGCACCTGCCATAGAGGATGCACCTAGACCCCGTGAGGACATAGCTGCATTAGCTGCACGAATAGCCCCTGCAGACCATGCAGGTGTACCATCGTCAAACTGTTTCATTAGCTTACCAAGCTGACCTTCTACTGTAGCAAGTGAATCTACATCACCTTGTGCAGCCTTAGCTAATGTACCATTATCTACAGAGAAGCTTGCCATTTTTGCAGCAATAGGGATAGCATCTTTGTCTAACCCTGTGTCAGTCATAGCTTTAGCTTGCGCCATGTCCTCTTCAGCAATAAGCTGTGGAGTAGGAAGCTCATTAGGTTGAACTACATGTGCTGCTGCTATTGCATCTAGTAAAGCAGAAGACTTTGCTACTTTTGTTTGTATAGCTCTTAGGTTTTTACCTTTTGCTTCTGCTAGTTGTTGTTTAGTAACTTCTAGGTCTACTTTTTCATTGACTTTTTGGATACGATCTGCAGCTACTTTTAATGCCTCATCAGCATAAGCACCCTCTGATAGCTCCCCTTGTTCCCCTTCAAATGTAACACCTTTAGAAAACTCATCTAGTGTTGCAGCTTCAACTTTATCTAACTCTTTTTTAGCTTTACCTGAAACAGTAGTAGCATCATATGTTGCAGCATCTGCTTTTTCTACACCTTCTGATGTAGTAACTACTCCTTTTACAGGATCATACGAAATATCACCTTTCAATTGACCTGTATCTTCAGGTATAATTGTACCAGCAGTCTCAGGGTCTATAGTATCTACTTTAGTTTTAGTAACTAGAGAAGCAGGATCTTTAGCCTTCTCTATCATTATATCTGAGATTGTTTTTTGTGACTCCTTAAATGTAGGTTCAAGTTGTTTAATACGAGCAGAAAGATCTGTTACTGTTTTTTCTTTTTCTTCTACAAGCCCTTTTAAATAAGGATCATTTGGATTAGCCTCTGCCTGTGCTTTTAGCCTTTGTAATTCTAGCTCTGCTTGTTTATAGTTACTTTGAGCTTTTTTGTATTCTTCTTCAATGTTTTCAATGTCGCCAGTTACACCACCAGTAGTCTCTTCTGAAATGTATTTACGATATGCTTCTTCTTGGTTTTTAAACTGTTGATTTTTTTCTTCAAAACCACTCTCTTTTAATTTAGATATAACAGGAGTAATTTCTTCAGCAAGTGTTTTCTTAGCCTTATCTAAGTCGTACCTATTAACAACCGTAGATGTACCATCTTCAAAAGTAAATATCCAATTTTCTCTGCCCCCAGATACTTCATATTTATCTGGATTAGGAACTAATTTTTCTGTACCATCAAGACCTATTAACTTGTCAAACATTTCATCACTAGGTAACTTACCTGATTCCAAAAGCATATCAATGCCTTTTTGAGAATGA